GAGTGGAAGGCAGAGGAGGTCGGCAGGCTAAAGGCCGAGGGCGGCATGCCCGTGGAGGAGCCGTCGACGAGCTGGGGCGAGATCCTTGCTGCTGCTGGTAGGGGATAGGGCCTACGGCATGGGGGAGAGGGCGATGGAGGGCGTCCTGTCCTTCGTCTCCGAGAAGTCCCCCGGGAAGATCTACGCGCTCCGCAAGGGCGCGACCGTGCAGCTCTGCGACCTACCCTACGACCCCGAGACGGTTCTGGAGTACGAGGCCGATGGCTGGCGAGTTCGATACAACAAGTGAGGACATAGCCGAGGCGTTCGCGAGGATCGAGGACGACCTGCTGCGGTCGATGATGCGCAACCTGGGCAGGCACGGCGCCATGGAGGAGGCCGAGGGCTTCCAGTGGCCCCAGTGGCAGGCGCGCGAGATCGCCGAGCTGGAGAGGTACGCCCGCAGGAACAGCCTGAGGTACGGCCCCGAGTTCGACCGACTCAACGCACGGATGGACAAGGCCGTGAAGGCCGCATACGCGCAGGGGTACGCCGACGAGGAGGCCAGGATGCTGGAGGCCGCCCTGCAGGGGGCGGACATAGCCAAGGGCCCCGTCCTGAGGCTCCCCGAGGAGCGCATGGACGCCATCGTGAGGGCCACCCACGACGACATGGTGCGGGCGGAGTACGCCACCCTGAGGAGATCCAGGGACATCTACCGCAAGACGATATTCGACGCCCAGGTCTACGCGACCAGCGGCGCGACCACCTACGGCAAGGCCATAGACATGGCCGTGGGGGACTTCCTCGTGAAGGGCATCGACGGGATCACCTACCGCAACGGCTCCCGCCACTCCATCGTGGAGTACTCCCGCATGGCCGTGAGGACGGCGGCGAAGAGGGCGGCGCTGACCGCCGAGGGAGACGCGCGCAAGGACTGGGGCGTGCACACCGTGTTCGTCAACCACAGGGCGGACGCATGCCCCGAGTGCATGGCGTGGGTCGGCAGGGTGCTGGTGGACGACGTGTACGGGGGAGGCACCGCAGAGGAGGCGCGCGAGTCGGGGTACCCCCTTCTCTCCGAGGCGATGGCGCAGGGGCTCTTCCACCCCAACTGCAAGGACACCTGCTCCACCTACTTCGAGGGCATCTCCCAGCTCCCAGCCAAGCCGACAAAGGCCGAGAGGGCGAGGGCGGAGGCGGCGGAGGCCGAGGAGCAGAGGTACGACGCGGCGGCACTGAACGCCGAGAGGTACGGCAGGGCATCCCTCATGGCCTTGGACATGGACGACAGGAGGCATTACGCCGAGCTGGCTGGGGCGTGGCAGGGGAGGGCCGAGGAGGCGGCGGCTGAGACCGCGGGCATCATCGACGAGGAGGAGATCGCGGGAAGGTTCCGCGGAGTCATCAAGGGAACGGGCACGTTCTACGGAGTCGACAGGGAGAAGGCGTGGGCGGCAAAGTTCGCCGAGATCGCCAAGGACACCGAGACGAGGTCGAGGGCGGCGGCGGAGCTCGTCTCGGAGAGGCTGGACAGTCTGCGCATCAAGATCCCGAGATCCCCGCACGAGGCATGGTTCGACACCGGCACGGGCAGCGTCGTCGTGGATATTCGCGCGACAGCCGACGGTACGGCGTTCAGGCGCGACATGCAGGAGTTCGAGATGCTATTCCATGAGTTCGGGCATAGGATCGACTACTCGGCTGGGTATGCGGCTGGAGAGGGCTATGCGCCGCTTTCGCACCAGATGGGGCTCGGAAAGAAGATCAAGGAAGAGGTCGAGGGCCTCGTGAAGTCGATCCAGGCCGAGTACGGGTACAAGGACAAGAAGGACGCCTATTTCAGGCTGTCCATGACGATGTTGAAGAGGTACGAGGACGACCCGACCTCGCTGGGCGGTCTCGCCGATATGGTGTTCGGCGCAACGCACGGCAAGGCGGGGGGATACGGCATGCCCGTGCACTCGAAGTCGTATTTCAGCGGCGCAGTGGGTGCGGAGAACCTATCGACCGAGGCGTTCTCCGAGTTCTTCGAGTGCATGACCGCGAACCCGTCGGCTTTGGAGACCCTGAAGGAATACCTCCCAGAATCGTATAAAATGTTCGAAGAGATCCTGGACAAGGCGCTGGAGGTGCTCTGATGGACGAGTGGCTGGCGGCGTCGGCCGACTACTACAAGGCGTTCGGCGAGTGGTTCCCCATGATGATGTGGAACGGCTCCGAGTCCGACGCGATAGAGGAGATCCGCCGCTGCATCGTGAGCGGGGAGCCGTACGAGCCCGAGGAGGGCGTGGTCTACTAGGGGCGATCTGAGGCCCCGCATCCGCCCGCATTGGCGTTTTACCGCATACAACCGAGATAAGGCCGCAGGACGTCCCAGAACGTCCCAGACGTGACTCTGCGCCTAACCTTCCTGCTGCGGAGACACCGCACGACAACTGGCATGGGGAGACACCCCTAGAAACTGGCATGGTGAGCCACACCGAAAACAGGGAGGAAGCATGGCAGAGGGCAACGAGCAGCAGGAACCGCAGGAGCAGCAGGGCATCGACTACGACAAGCTGGCGTCCATCCTCGACGGCCGCATGAAGGCAACCGAGGAGAGCGTGCTCAAGGGCTACTTCAAGGAGCAGGGCCTCACTGGCGACGAGATGGCGCAGGCCGTCCAGGCGTTCAAGGAGTCCCGCGCCTCCAAGGAGCCGGACGTGAGCGGGATGCAGGCGAGCATCGCGGAGCTCCAGCGGCAGATCGAGGAGGCCAACGCCAAGACGCTAAAGGCCAACGTCGAGAACGCCGTGGTGGTCGAGGCCACCAAGCTGGGAGTGGATCCCAAGGCGATCCCGTACCTCACCCGCATGGGGGATTTCTCCGATGCGGCGAGCGGGGGAACCGTCGACGCGTCCAAGGTGGCGGCAGCGATCGGCAAGGTCCTGGAGGACCTTCCGCAGCTGAAGCCGAGCGCCGCCGAGCAGAAGGGCTTCCGCATCGGCGGGGACGGCAACGACGGAAGGGACGACCCCGACGAGTCCAAGCTGGCGCGCGCCCTCGGAGTGAAACCCAAGAAGTCCTAAGGAGGGACAAATGCCTTACAACTACGCGGAGCAGTTCGCGGACATCCTCGTCCAGAAGTACGAGACCGAGCAGAAGAGCTGGGCGCTCTACCAGAGCAACCCCGGCGTGGGCTGGCTGAACGCAAAGACCATCAAGCTGCCCCACATCACCACCACCGGCTACACCGACTACGCCCGCACCGCGCAGGGCTTCGGCGCCGGCACGCTGACGAACGGCTGGGAGGCCAAGACCCTCGCGCACGACCGAGGCGTGGAGTTCTACATCGACACCATGGACGTGGAGGAGACGGGCCTCTCGCTGGCGGTCGCCAACGTCACGGGCGTGTTCGAGTCCGAGCAGGCCATCCCCGAGCGCGACTGCTACACCTTCTCCAAGCTGTACGCCGACTACACCACGACCTACTCCAAGACCGCCGACACCACGGTCCTCACCGCCGCGAACTTCCTCGCGACCTTCGACGGCTGGATGCAGGCCATGGACGACGCCTCGGTGCCGATGGAGGGCCGCAAGCTCTACGTCACCCCGACGGTGAACAAGCTCATCAAGGAGGCCGACGGCCTGACCCGCATCGTCCACACCGACTCGGATGAGGCCGCGGTGCGCCGCTACGTCCACGACCTCGACGACGTGGAGATCGTCCAGGTCCCGAGCGCCCGCCTGAAGACCGCCTACGACTTCACCGTGGGCGCCCTTCCCGCGACCGGCGCGGGCCAGATCAACGCGATCCTGGTCCACCCCGACTCCGTGGTGGCGCGCGTGAAGCACGAGTACATCCGAGTCTTCGAGCCCGGCAGCGATTCCCGCACCGGCGACGGCTACCTCTACCAGAACCGCGCCTACTGGGACGCCTTCCTGCTCTCGCAGCGACTCGACGGCATCATCTTCAACGTGGCCTAAGGGGGACACATGGAAGCACGGAAGCTCAACAAGGTCTACCAGATCGACAAGTCGCAGGCTGACGCCTACGTGGCGCAGGGCTACGACTTGTACGAGGGCGAGAAGCTCGTGAAGCGCGGCGCCGGCAGGACCGTACCGCTCTCCGAGCTTGAGAAGGTCACGGCCGAGCTCAAGAAGGCGAAGGCCGAGCTCGAGAAGCTCAAGGCCAAGAAGGAGCAGTAATGCCCTACGCCGACTGGACCTACTACTCCGAGACCTACGGCGGGACCGCCTCCGAGGAGGAGGCGGAACCGCTGCTGGAGAGGGCGTCAGATGCGGTCGACTCCGTGACCTTCTCGAGGATCAACGCCATCGGATGGGAGAGGCTCACCGCGTTCCAGCAGGACCTCGTCAGGAAGGCGTGCTGCATCCAGGCGGACTTCCTCATGGAGAACGGGGACGCGGTGGAGACCGCGCTGAGCGCCTACAGCATCAACGGGGTCTCGCTCCAGTTCGGCAACGACGCCCTCTACAAGGTGGTGGGGGGCACGGCGATGGACAACCGCGCCTACTCCCTGCTCCAGAGGACGGGGCTCGCCGCGCTCATGGCCTACCCGAGGGAGGTCCGATGAGGTGGCCCAGGCTCGTCAGGGCGTGGGCGCAGGGCGTCCCCGTGGCGGTCTCGATCGACGCCGACGGCATCGATGAGGACGGCGCCCCCGTCGTGGGGGCGGAGTGGAGCGGGAGCTGCAACTGGCAGGACGTGTCCGGCAGGACCTACACGCGGGATACGGTCGAGGTCGAGGTCGGCGCGACGCTCTACATCGACGGCGACCCCTTCCCGTCGGTCCCGTTCATCACGGGCGGGACCGTGGCCGTCGCGGGGGAGGAGCGCGAGATCCTCAAGGGATCGAAGGCGCGCAACCCCGACGGAACCGTGAACCACACGAGGATCGACCTCAGATAGGGCAAATGACCCGAACGACCCAGAGGAGGTGCGTGTGAACATCAAGTGGTACCCGGGAGAGCTGGAGCGGCTGGACGATGCGGCGCGCAAGGCCCTGGAGATGGCGGGCGAGGCCGTGAGGACGGACCTCTTGCAGGAGCAGACCCTCCCGTTCGCCGAGGACTCGGAGAGGAACAGGGAGCGCGGCATCGTGCCGGGCGAGCTCCAGGGGTCGGTCTTCGTGGACCGCTCCGAGGCAAGGGGCGGGAAGGTCTCCGTGGTGGCGAACACGCCCTACGCGAGGAGGCTCTACTTCCACCCCGAGTACAACTACTACCGCGGCACCAACAAGATGGCGGGCGGCGAGTGGTTCAAGCCCTACATGGAGGGAAGGAAGAAGGAGTGGCTCCAGAAGTCCTTCGCGTCCCTGCTGAGGAGGGCCTACTCATGACGCTGGCGGAGGTCAGGGACTGGCTCAGGGGGCTCGGCGCCGTGGAGGCGACGTGGACCATCGGCAGGGTCGAGGCCGACAAGACGCAGAGGTGCTGCGTCTACCAGAGGCCAGACTACTCCGGGGCGCAGGTCGCGCTCGGCAAGGCCACCAAGACGCTGGTCAAGCACGTGAGCGTGCTGGTCCATTGGAACAGGAACCACCGCGAGACCGAGGCCGCGGCGCAGGCGCTCTACGATGCGCTGATCCTCAACCCGCCGGCGGAGATAGGGGGCGCGCGGGCGTCCTACATCGACCTTCAGCTCCCGGAGCCCGCTGATCTGGGGAGCGACGAGAACGGAATATTCGAGCGCACCATCTGGCTCGACATCTACTACGACGAGGAGGCATAAATGGCAGTTCAGAGCGGCGTTTATCCCTGCTATGAGAACCAGTTCAAGGTGAACACGGGCGAGGGCAGCACCCAGACGTGGAGCACCATCGCGGACATGGAGACCTTCTCCGTGTCCATCGACAACGGCGTGGAGGAGTGGGTGCCCTTCGAGCAGGAGGGATGGACCCGCCGCCTCATGACCGCCAAGAGCATCACGCTCACGGTCAACGGCAAGCGCAACATCGGCGACACGGGCAACGACTACGTGGCTGGCCTGTTCATGAACAGCGGTCAGGCCGCACAGGGGGACTTCCAGTGGACCTTCCCCGACGGCGGCGTGCTGCAGTTCACGGACGCCGTGGTGAACATCACCAACATGGGAGCGGGAGACTCCACCGCCGTGGCCCCGCTGGAGTTCGAGATCATGTCCAACGGCAAGCCCACCTACACGCCCGCTTAAGCTCAGCAACCGGACGGGAGGGCTTCGGCCCTCCCCTCATAGAAGGGGGAGACATGGCAAGGAACGTAGACCTCACAGGCAAGCTCGGGATCGGCGAGAAGCCGACCATCACAATCGGGGACGCCGTGCTCACGGTGAACGACTCGGCTACCAACGTGCTCCAGATCCTCGCCAAGATCGAGGACGGCATGGGCGCGAAGGAGGTCAAGGAGGTCTCCGACATGCTCTTCGACAAGCAGGGCAAGAAGGACCTCGAGAGGCTCGACCTCAGCTTCACCGCGCTCTCCGAGGTCGTCAGCACGGCGATCGACCTCGTGATGGGGAGGGCCGAGGGGGAAGCGGAGACCCAGGCTACGACCTCATAGACGACTTCGGGCTCATCGTGGCCTCAATGCGCCAGCA